GGGGGCGGCGGCGGCCCTGCCCCACCCCCCCGCGCGCGGGGGCCCCCCCGGCGGGGGCGTTCTGTGACCCGCTCGCACCGCCCGGCGTGGCGACGACCTACACAGTAGGGACACGAAGGGTCACGCTCACCCGCCGCGGCGAGGGATACGCGATCACGAGCCTGGACTCCCGCGCGCGGGCGGTCGTCTCCTACATCGGGGACGCCGCCCGCGAGTATGACACGCGCGCCACCGCGACGGACATCAACGCCCGCCGCGCCCCCGTCATCAGGTGGGCTGGCGTCGCCGCCGCCTACACCGGCAAGCTCGAGCTCCTCGCCTACGCGGAGGAGAGCGCCCGTCTCGAACACATCCTCGAAGCGCGCGAGCCGGTGATCGCTGTCCACTCGCACGACGCATGCGACCTGCCTGACTGCGACATCCCCGCCGTCCGAGTCCTCGCCGTCACGCACGCGACCAGTCAGCGGACGGGCCGCCGAGACCGGGTACGCCGCCAGTGGACACTCGACTATCGTCAGATCGACATGGACGAGGCGCGCACCCTGGTCGGCAACATCCCGGTTGCCACGTGGGGCGCGTGGGATGCCCGGTCGAAATGGCAGGGCCGCTCCTATGCTGACATCCTGCGCGAGTTTGCGGGGATGCCGTGAGGGGCGGGCCGAACGCCGCGGCGCTCGCCGCCCCAACCACCATCACAGTGCACGTCGCGTCGGTCCTCGCGGGCCGCGTCCTGGCCGAGGATATCCACGTGGTCAGCGCGACCCTCGAAGCGTCGACTGACCGCACCCCCCGCGAGCGCCTCACGCTCGAAGCCCCGCACGGGTGGGTGCCCCGTGACCCCGGCGACCCCCTCAACAACTTCGGGCAGCGCCTTCACGTGACGCAGACGATCACCACCGGCGGCGTGACAACACGCGTCAAGGTCGGGGTCTACCAGGTCGACGCGTGGGAGGAAACCAGCACCGGCGGGGTCAGCGTGACCGCGTATGATCTGCTTCAACGCTGTGAGAAGAACCCGATGGATTGGCCGTCATCCCCGCCCGCCGGCGCGACCGTATCGAGTGAGTTTCAACGCCTCGCCGGTGCCCCGGATGAGGGGGGCCTGCAGGTGATCGTCGACGATGGGGACCAGCCGATCCCCCGGGCCTTCGAGTGGGGCACCAGCCGCACGGAGGCAATGGGGAAACTTGCGGAAGCGTATGGGCTTGCCTGGACGGTGCGCCCTGACGGCGCCCTGCACGTGTGGAAGCCTCGCGTCGGCATCGCATCGGATATCTACACAGGACGCGACCTACTCATCGAGGCCACCCGCAAGAGCAGTGAGCGCCGCCCGAATCGTTGGTTTGTTGGTACCACCGGTGAAACCCCGGAGGGGGGCGGCGACGCGCCCCACTATGACGGGGTCGCGACCCTGTATGACGCGCCGTACCAGCCGTCCGTGTACGGCGTGGTGACGGAGCGTAGCGAGATGCAGATGAGCGATTTGCAGGGCACGGTGCAGCAGGCCGCTGAGACGTATCGGGCGAAGGCCCTGGCCGCCAGGGGGACACGCAACCTCGCCCTCGCGTCTGATCCGCGCATCGAGCTGTGGGACACGATCAGCGTGGAGACGGGCGAGGAGGTTGTAACCGGCACAGTCACCGGTTATTCCATCGATTTGGCCGACTCGGCTGCGCAAATGCGCGTTGATCTGGAGGTATATGCAAGTGTCTCAGCTCGATAGCCTCTCAGATTGGCTTGACCTCACCCCCTCGCGCTCGCCCGCGCCTCACACGGGGCCCGTGCAGGGCACCGTGACGGGGATCGTCGACCAGGCGGCGGGCCTTGTCGAGGTGACCCCCCACGGCGCCCCGCCCGGCACGACGGTTGTTGTTCCCTCGACCGCTGGCATCACGTGGCAGGGCGCGCCCGTGCGCCTCGACCGCGACGCCACCGGGGCCGCAACCCTCGCTCACGCCCCCACCGTCACCGCCCCCGCTGGCGTCGTGACGGTGCCCGTGGGAGAGGCTGCCAAGGCTGCACGCGACGCCGCCGCCCAGGCCACCAACGCCCTGAATGGCGCTCAGGCCGCCATCGAGGGAACCCGCGACGAACTCACACGCAAGCTCGCCGAAGCCGCCACGGCGCCCATCGATGGCTCACGCATAAAGGCGGGCACCGTCACCGCCCGCGAGATCGTCGCGAGTGAGGCCCTCTACGCCCAGCTCGCGGCGTTCGACACCCTCACGGTTGTCGACAAAATCCGAGCAGAAAACGCGGTCATCCCAGGCGAGCTGATCGCCGAGCGGATAACCGGAAAGTGGATCAACGGCGCGAAGCTCAGGGGCTCGGAATTCGTGCTCGGCGGCGTCGGCGCCACCCACACGCAACGCGGGGACACCGTGATGCGCTGGCAAGCCGCCTTCACGGTCGGGCGCGTCAACGGGCGGGCCCCCGCGACGCGGGCCAGATGGCAGGACAACCACCCGGTCTTTGACATCTCCAAACACCCGCGCCGGGGCCCCGAGCACGTCGAAACCACCTCCACGCCCACCACCGGCAAGACCATCCGCGACCTGCGCGTCACCCTCACCCTGCAGGCCCCCGCCGGGGCGACCGTCACCGCCTCCTACCTGATCGGCGGTGAGGCCGTTGTCATCGCCACCTCCACCAGCCAGGCCACCACCCGCACCCTGACACTGAACGTCGGCGACCTCGAGTCCACCGATGATCGTCAGATCAGGGTCACCGCAACCTGGCCCCCAACAACGCCAGAAACTGGCCAACAATGGCCAATCCGACTCACCCTCACCAACTGGACCGAGGCATACGCAGACCCCTCCCCGACGCGTATCAGCATGACCCGGACCGGCCAGAACGTGCAAATCCAGCTCACCGACGGCACCGGCAACGACACCGCCCTCACTCCCTCTGGCCTCGCCTACTGGCAGACCATCAACGGCCGTCGAACCCTCGTCTCCGAGCTGCCCTGGGCTGCGCTCGCGGACAAGCCGGCCTTGTGTTGGGCGTCGGGCGAGGTTTCCTCGACGGTGTTCAATGGCGAGGTGTGGAATCGGCTTCAGCTCCTGAGCGGTGGGCGGAAGCTCGTGGAAACGGGGGGCACGTGGACGAGCAGCGACGGCGGGCAGACCGTCACGGTCCCACAGGCGGGCGTGTACCAGGTCGAGGCCTGGTCGGCGATCAAGTCCTATGGGTGGGACGGCACGGTTCTACTCGCAGTTACGAACGCTGCGAAGGGGGCCGTCTACAGCCCGACGTCTGCGTTCGGGTCCGTCTACGCCTACGGGGCCGCCGGACCCGGTCAATATATGACAATCCACACGTCTGGCATGGTCCGGTGTGGGGAGGGCGAGCGCATCGGAATCGCCCTGCAATCAACGCAGACGTCATACGCGACATTGAAGGACTACAGATTCACCGCCACCTACCTACGACAGTAAGGGGAACCCGTGACCATCGAACAGTGGAACCGTGTCCGCACGCCCGAAGCGGGCGAGGACATCCTCGCCACCTGGCCGAAAACAGCCGCGTCCATTGCCCACATCATCCACGTGGACACCTACGACGAGGCCGTGAACGTCTGCAACGCCGCCGCGGCGGCGGGGCAGCCGCCCCCCCGCCCCCGCCCCGCAGACCTGTGTCAACACACGACCCTGCACAAGTGCGAGGGCCGTAAGTCTTCGCGCGGACAGTGGGACCTCACGCGCCTGACCCCCGTCATCACCTATGGGTCAGCGGCGGGCAACTGGGTCGTAGGAGCCCACGGCCAGGTGCCAGCGCAGACGCCGCGCGTCGAGCAGCACGGGCGGTGGACGGGTTTCGCGCAGTACGAGGGTGTTCCCGGTGCGAAGCGCTGCGTCACACCGTTCATCAACTTCCCTGTTTCTTTCCCTGACGACTGCGTCCACGTCGGCGTGACCTTCGCTTACGGGCAGGTCAACGCGGACGTGAACGCTCACGTCCCTGACCGCTGGGCGGTGGACATCGTCAACTCGTCAGGCTTCCGCCTGACCTTCCCTGATCTCGACGTGGCAACTGCAGTCGCGCTCACTTTCCACGCAACCGGCTACTGATAGGAGCCTACCTATGACCACGACAGGCGAGGCCCTCGCCTCCTGGATGACGTACTACGCGACGGTCGCCGACGTCGGCTACAGCCAGCCGAACCGTCACTCAATCGACTCACTCACTTCGCAGGTGCCCGGCGCGGTCGCTGAGGCCGACTGCTCCTCCTCGACGCTCGCCGCCGCGCGACGCGCGGGCCTCCCGACCGGCACGGCCTCCTACACGGGGGACATGCGCGCGGGCCTCGCCGCCGTCGGCTGGGCCGTCATCCCATACGCGCAGACAGGAGGCGACGCCGACAACCTCTACCCCGGCGACCTCCTCCTGTCCGAAGCCGCGTCTGGCGGCGTCGGCCACGTCGCCGCCTACACCGGCGACGACACGGTCGCCGAGCTGTGGATCGACGGGCACGGCGACATCATGGGGTCAGCTGAGGGCGACGGAGCGGGCGACGACACCGGCGGCGAATCCCGCACCATCAACTTCTACGCGCACCCTTACACGGTTCGCGGCCTATGGACCCACGTCCTACGACCGCCCGCCGAGCCCGCCGACGGCGGCACCACTTCCACGACTTCGGGCGCGGCCAACGCGCACGCAGCCATCACACCGATTGGAGACGAAATGCACATCATCTGTACCCGCACCCCTTGGGGCGAATGGGCCTACGCCCTCATTCACACGACCGTCGGCGGCGCCCGCGCCATCGACAACACCTACTACGAGCGCAACGCCTACGAGCAGATGCTCGGCTCCGCGGTGATCGTCGACTGGGACGTCTACAACCTGCTCGTGCGCCAGGCGTGGGAGCGCAACAACGCCGCCGTCGCCGCCATCCGCGGCGGCGTGCGCGAGGACATCGACGCCGCCGTACAGCGCGTCCTCGACGCCACCAAGAAGGAGTCCTGACAGTGAACAATCTCCTCCTCGGCCTGCATTCTGACCCGTTCCTGGTGACGGTCGTCGGCGGCATCATCTGGCCCCTCCTGCAGGCGGCCCTCGACCGCCCCTACTGGACCCCGGCGCGCCGGAAGCTCCTGCTCGCGGGCGTCGCTGTCGCCGTGTCCCTGGCCGTCTGGGTATCCGGTACCTACCCGGCGACCTGGCAGCTCCTCCTCACCCAGGCGTCCGTTTTCCTCGGCATTGCCTGGACCGTATTCCAGGTGCTCTCCGCCGTCAAGATCAACGGCACGTCCCTGATTGACTGGGCGGGGGCCATCACCCCCGGCGGCGAAACCGTCGCCGACCTGCATCTGCGCCGCCTCGTGAATCTCTCCGCTGCCGCGGCGGCCGGCGCGGGCGGTGACCGTGCCCAGTGACAGGAATCCTCACCGACCCTAAGGTCATCGAGGCCATCAACGGTCTGGTCGCCGTCCTGATCGCCGGTCTGGGCGGCGCCGCCGCCGTCGGCTTCGCTCGCCTGAAGGCAAGCATGGAGTCGCACCTGCAGCGGGCGACCCGCGCCGCTGAGGAGGCGAAGGCCGCCGCCCAGTCCGCCGACGCGCAGGTCAGCAATGACCACGCGACGAACATCCGCGACGATCTTGACACCGTGCGTGACACCGTGACGGCTGTCAGTGAAGCCGTCGACCGCGTAGCGGCGACGCTTGACAGCCACGGCGAGAGCCTCACGGACATGAAGTCACGGATTGACCGCATCGATGAGCGCGGCGGGCGGATGGCCGCCGAAATCCATGATGAGCGCACCGCGCGGGAGGCCGCACAGCGCATCATCGACACCCACGCGCACGACGCGCACCTCGCGATCTACGAACGCATCGAGGCGCTAGAAGCGCGCGACACCAAGTAACCCCCCGCCCCCCCCCCCCCCCCCCCGCCCCCCCCCCCCCCCGCCGGGCCCTTCCCGCAGCTCATCGACGAGGCCGGGGCCGGTCAGGCGCACGAGTGC